GTTAAGAACTTTGAACGCTATTCGGGCGACGAATACGGGCGCGAGTACGACTATGCAAGGGTTGGCGTTGATGTATTGGAAAATGCCCTCGCGCTGCTGAAAGCGCAGGAGCCGAGGGTGATGACGGTAGAGGAGCTGTGCCGGGCGAGGGGGAAGCCGGCGTGGTTTGAAGCCCGGAACGGAAGGCTGTATACCGGATGGGTGATCATCTACGACGTGCAGACGGGCCTGGGCATCACGGGAACGAGGGTCGGTGTCACGGAGCCGGGGCACGTCACGATCTGGCCCGCCGTGGAGCTGTACGGGTCGAAATGGCGCTGCTGGACATCCCGCCCCGACGAGAAAACGAGGGAGGCGACACCGTGGGATGTACAAGAACAGCGAGAATATGAGGCCGCTGTTGAAATGGCAGAGTATTGCGAATGGTATGAACAGACATACGACCCTGAAACCGGGGCTATGTGATGCGAAAAGGCGGTGAAGTGGGATGGGTAATCGAGAAAACGTCATACGTGCGTTAGAACTATGTACGTTTGATGGCACTATCGAACACTGTATCAAAGAAAGTTGTCCATATCTCGGCGGCAACGGAGTTGGATATTGCATAGACAACCTCATGCGTGATGCACTGGAACTGCTGAAAGACAGAACGAAGGATTATGTGGAGTGGGCGAAACAGGTTGGGGTGCATACCTGCGCGACGTGTAGACGCAGAGATTGCGATTGCCCGATAGAGAATGAATACGCGCTGCCGATGGACGGGTATTGCCATTTGTGGGATGGAGGTAAGCCGAATGAGGTTGATAATTGATTCTGACATGGCGCGGATGCCGCAGAACTGCCACGAGTGCTATCTATGCTATGGCGGTTGGTGTACCGTCATGCCGTCAGAGCAGGATGAAATGTGCCCGGACAGTGACCGCCCTATGTGGTGTCCATTGAGCGAGGACAAGGAACCGACGAAGTTTGAAATCAAGCACGCCATAAGCAACGTGAACATCCCGAAGGATATTGATGAAGAACAGTTTTTCGCGGTGCTGTCCCAGCAGTATGCGGTGCTGGCGAAACTGTATGGCGAAGATGTGCCGACATACAGCCCGAGTTAGGAGGGAGAGCATGGATAAGCTGCAATTTGTCTACATCAGCGAAATGGTGCCGGTGGTTCGCTGCAAGGACTGCAAGTATTACAACACGACCTGCTACAGCGCTGGTTTCGGGTGGTGTGAGAATGACGTTGTCAACACGGGCGTATTTGATAATTTCTTCTGTGCGGAGGGCGAACGGAGGGAGAGCGAATGACACCGCAAGAGAAACTTGTGATTGACTACATCCAGCAGCGGGGCAGCATCACGTCCCGTGAAGCAAGCAAAGAACTCGGCATAGACCGCCTTGCGTCACGCATTAGCGACCTGCGCAAGGGCGGCGTGAACATCGTTAAAGAGTGGGAGTACGGCAGGAACAGGCGCGGCGAGAAGTGCCACTGGGCGCGGTACAGGATGGGGGCGCGGACATGACCGCGAAGGAATTTCTCCGCCAAGCCCGGGACGCTGACCGGCGAATCGACGAGGCCATGGAGCGCCTGGAGCGTATGCGGGCCAAGCTGGAGGCGGGGCGGATGTCCAACCTCACCGGGATGCCCCGCGGCGGGGCGGTGGACTGGACCGAGACCGCCGACCGGGTGATCGAGCTGGAGCGGCGGGTGAACGCCCGGATCAGGGAGATGGTGCGGCAGAAGCAGGCCGCCATGGACGCGATAGACCGGGTGGAGGAGGCGCGGCTGCGGGAGGTGCTGGAGCTGTACTACCTCGACGGGTTTACATGGGAGCAGGTGGCGGAGCAGATGCAGCTTGACCAGCGGTGGGTATACAGGCTGCATGGGAAGGCGCTGCAGCGGATTGTTGTGCCGAAGCAAATTGACCATTGAAAGCCAGTATTGACATAGTTTAGAATATACGCTGAACCAAAGCGGACAGGACATCCTGCCCGCTTTTTGCATGGGCGGGCGTTCGGGGCGGGCTTCGGGCGCGAGGATCGCCGGGGTCATGTCCGGCGCACCGACGAGACGCGAGCGGTGCCTCCGCGCAGGCGGGGGCGTGGAGGATAACATGGAATTGCAGATCGTGTACATGAGGCCGGAGGAGTTGACGCCCTACGAGCACAACGCGAGGAAGCATGCGCCGGAGGACGTTGAGGCCATCAAGGCGAGCATCCGGGAGTTGGGCGGCTTCAATGACCCTATAGGGGTATGGGGGCCGGATAACATCATCGTCGAGGGCCACGGGCGGCTGATCGCGGCGAAGGAGATGGGGCTGGAGCGCGTGCCGTGCATCCGGCTGGATCACCTGACGGACGAGCAGCGGCGGGCGTATGCGCTGGCGCATAACAAGACCGCCGAGCTGAGCGAGTGGGACTTCGCCGGGAAGCTGGAAGAGGAACTGGCGGCGATGGAGATCGCCGGGTTTGATATGGCGGCGTTTGGGTTTGAGGATTTAGGCGATCATGAGTTCGGGAGCGATGATTCATACCTGAAAGAGCAGACAGAACCGAAAACCAAGGGAGGAAAAACGTGTACTTGCCCGCAATGTGGTTTCACGTTTGAAACGCTGTGAACGTGCTATATGGCATCCCTTATCAGGGGAGCAAGACAAAGATAGCACCGAACATAATTCACCTGCTGCCGAAAGGGAAGCGGTTTTGCGACCTGTTCGGCGGAGGTTTCGCCATGAGCCATTGTGCGAGATTGAGCAACAAATGGGACGTGGTTCTGTATAACGAGCTAAACCCGCTTCTGCCGCCGCTGATAACGGATGCGCTGCTCGGCAAGTACAATTACAATCGGTTTAAGCCGCAGTTCGTGACGCGGGAGCAGTTTTACAGAGACAAGGACAAGGACGGATATATCCGTTATATCTGGTCATTCGGGAACAGTGGCAAGGAGTATATGTTCGGGCAAGACCTTGAACCCCTAAAGCGTGAAGCGCACGACTTTGTTGTATTCGGGAAACCGACCAAGCATTTCAAACAGGCTGAAAAGGCGGTAACATCAAAAGACATACACAAGCGTAGGATGCAATTTTGCGGGTATTTTCGCCAGCGCAAAAAACGATTTGACATAGAGCAGTTAGAGCGGTTAGAGCGGTTAGAGCGGTTAGAGCAGTTAGAGCGGTTAGCACGCTTTGACCTGCAACAGCTTGAACAGCTTGAACGGCTGCAACAGCTTGAACAGCGGATTAAGATAACCTGCGGCAGTTACACAGACTATCAGCATCAAGACGGGGACATTGTTTATTGCGACCCTCCGTATGAGGGTACGGCAGACTACGGTGATTCATTCAGACATAATGCATTTTATGAATGGGTGGCGACACGGCCATATCAGGTTTGGTTTTCAAGCTATCAGGGAGTGAAGGGATTTAAACTTGTATGGGCCAAGCAATTAAGGAGCAGTCTTGGCGCGGGAAACTCAAGCATCAACTTTGAATGTCTATACACAAACAAGGGGTGACCGACCATTGCGAATGAAAAGCGGATAGACTGGAACGCCATCCGGGCGGAGTACGTCGGAGGCGCGTCCTACGGCGTGCTGGCAAAGCGGCACGGGTTGAGCAAGAGCACGGTGTTCAAGCGTTCCCAGAAGGAAGGCTGGGACGAACAGCGGGAACGAACGGTGAACGCGGCGCGAACGCTGGCAATCGAACGAACAGCCGAGGCGGCGGCGGATAACGCCACGCTGGCGGCGGACATTAAGCACCGGCTGCTGGAGCGCCTGAAGCGCATCGAAGCGAAATACCCGCTGGACGCCACGGAGGTGCGGAGCCGCAACGGCAACAGCACGGCGATCTTCCGCCTGCGCGACCTGACGGCGGCATACAAGGATTTGACCGAGGACATGCCGAAGGCGGGCGCGGCGGACGTCGAGGACCTCTCCCCGCTGGTGGAGCTGCTGGGAGGGCCGGGGCATGAGTAAGACCGCGACGATCCCATGGGGCGCGTTTTCGGACAAGCACCGCGCCTACATCAAGGCCGCACTCAAAAACCGCATGTGCGTGGCCGAGGGGGCTATCAGGTCGGGCAAGACCATCGACCACTGCATTATCGCGGCGGCCTACCTGGAGCAGACGCCGGACGTGTACCACCTGGCCAGCGGTTCGACCATCGGCAACGCCAAGCTGAATATCGGGGTGTGCAACGGCTTCGGGCTGGAGGCGCTGTTTCGGGGGCGGTGCCGCTGGGGCAAATACCGGGACAACGAAGCGCTGTTCATCCGCACGCAGACCGGCGAGAAGGTTGTCATTTTCGTGGGCGGCGCGAAGGCCGACAGCTACAAGCGGATTCTCGGCAACAGCTACGGGCTGTGGATCGCCACGGAGATCAACGAGCATTACGACTGCGCCGACAGCCGGAGCAGCTTTGTGAAGGTGGCCTCAGGCCGACAGATCGCGGCAGCGTGGCCGCTGACGCTGTGGGACCTGAACCCGTGCAACCCGAAAGCGCCCATCTACGAGGACTATATCGATCTGTACAGGGACAAGGGCCTGGAGGGCGGCTACCTGTACGAGCATTTCACGATCCACGACAACGCCACGATCACGCCGGAGCGCCTGCGGGAGATCGAGAGCCAGTACAACCCGGCGACGGTGTGGTATCGGCGCGACATCCTGGGCGAGCGCGCCGTGGCGGAGGGGCTGATTTATCAGCAGTTCGCCGACACGCCGGAGCGGTTCATTGTGGACGATATACCGGGGCAGCAGATTCGCAAGGTGGTCATCGGCGTGGACTTCGGCGGCGGGACTTCGGCGCACGCCTTTTGCGCCATGGGCTACACCACGGGCGGCGCGCTGGTGGTGCTGGACGAATACCGGGAGAAGGCGGCGCTGACGCCGAACAGGCTGGCGGAGGCTTTCGTGGACTTCCTGCGGCGCTGCATGGCCCGGTGGCTGGTGACGGCGGTCTACTGCGACAGCGCGGAGCAAACGCTCATCAACGGGCTGCGGGCGGCGGCGCGGGCGCAGATGATCGGGGTGAACATCGCCGACGCGGCAAAGAAGCCCATCAATGACAGAATACGGGCGGCGAACATCCTCATGGGGATGGGCCGCTTTTTTGTCGCGCGAAACTGCGTGCACACCATCGACGCGCTGAAGAGCGCGCTGTGGGATTCCAAGAAGCTGACCGAGGACGTGCGGTTGGACGACGGCACGACGAACATCGACAGCCTGGACGCGATGGAGTACGCCTTTGAGCGCGAGATACCGAACCTCATCAAGGCGTGGGGGAGATCATAAATGACATGGCTACAGAAAATCAGAGATTGGGGGCGAGCCATCTTGCAGAGAGGTGCGGCTGAGACGGGCATCGCCCGCGAGTTCAAGGATATATTTCAGTTGGGCGGCGTGCCCGCGTTCAATCAGTTCTACAACTTCGGCATCTTCGTGTGGAAGTGGCTGTACCGGGGCTACTATGAGCCGTGGCACCTGATTGCCGCGCCGACCATCGCCGACCCTGCCGCGAAGCGCAGGGTGTACCGCATGAACGCGGCGAAGGCCATCTGTGCGGAGCTGGCGAGCCTGGTGTGGGGCGAGGAGTGCGAAATAAACGTCACGATCGACGGGCGGGAGAGCACGGACGAAAACCCCGACCCGCTGGGCGCGTTCGTGTGCTCGGTGCTGGACGACAACGCCTTCGGTGAAAAGATGCAGGAGCTTGTCGAGCAGGCCCTTGCTCTGGGCGGGGCCGCCGTGAAGGTCTGGCACGAGGAACGCCACGACAGCGCGGGCAACGTGGTCCCGGACAGCGGTAAGATCATGCTGGGCTATTCCATGGCTGACCAGTTTGTGCCGACGGCGTGGGACAACGCCAAGGTCACCGAGGGCGTGTTCATCTCCCGCAAGGCCAAGGGCGGGTATTACTTCACGCGGCTGGAGTGGCACCAGTGGGACGGCATGACCTACACGGTGCGGAATGAGCTGTACAGGGCCGAAATGCAGAAGGGCACGACGCCGGGGACAGATCAGGACATACTCGGGGTGCGCTGGCCGCTGGCGGACGTGTACCCGTATCTGGACGAGGAGACCGTGGTGCCGGTGGGCGAGAGCCTATTCAGCTACTTCCGCACGCCCATCGCCAACAACCTGGACGATAATTCGCCGTTGGGCATCAGCATGTACGGCAACGCCATGGAGACGCTGCACGCGCTGGACATCTGCTATGACAGTTTCGTGAGCGAGTTTCGGCTGGGCAAAAAGCGCATCATCGTGCCCGCGCAGGCCGTGGACACGGTGGTTGACCCGCAGAGCGGGCGGGTGCGCCGGTATTTCAACCCGAATAACGAGGTCTACGAGGCCCTTTCCACGAACAGCCCGGAGGAGCTGAAGATTTCCGACAACTCCGTGGAGCTGCGGGTGGAGGAGCACGTGGCGGCGATCAACGCCTTTTTGTCCATCCTCTGCCTGCAGGTGGGATTCAGCGCCGGGACGTTCACGTTCGACCAGCACACGGGGCTCAAGACGGCCACCGAGGTCATCAGCGAGAACTCGAAGACCTACAAGACCATCAAGACCGTGCAGAACATGCTGCGCCCCGCGCTGGAGCATATGGTACGCAACATCATCGACGTGGCTGCGCTGTATGAGGTGCAGCACGAGGGGCAGAGCGTGGCGGCGCTGGCGGCGAACGGGTATCACGTCAATATCGTGTTCGATGACGGCGTGACGCAGGATCGGCAGACGAACATCAACGAGGGCATGGCACTGGTGGGCGCGGGGCTGCTGAGCAAGAAAACGTTCATGACCGACCCGAAATACGGGCAGGGCTTGACCCCGGAGGAGGCCGACGCGGAGCTGGCGCAAATCAGGGCCGAGGGCACGGGCAACGCCGTGGACGTGACAAGGTTGTTTGGGGGCATGGAATAAACCATGAGGCCGTCGTTTCTGGATAACATGTCGTGGGCGATGGCCGAGGTCTATGGGGCCGTCACCGACCGGGTGCTGGTCAATCTGGCGCGGCACTTCCCCTACATCAAGAGCGCGGACGAGATTCGCGGCTCCTTCGAGTATCAGGCGCGGATGCTGGCGCAGTTGGGGCAGGTCAACCGCGAGACGGCGGACATCATCATGCAGAGCCTCGGCGGGGCGGACGCGGCCCTTCGCGGGGCGCTGGAGGCCTCCATCGTGGAGGCGCTGCGCAACGAGGAGCCCGCGCTGCGCAAGGCGGCGCAGAAGGGGCTTCTGCAGGGCGGCGGGCTGCTGCCCCCGGAGGTCACGCCGAACCAGCTACAGGCGTTCACGGCCTACTATCAGCAGAGCGCGGACAAGCTGAACCTCGTGAACACGGTTATGCTTGAATCGACGCAGGCGGCCTACACGGCCACTGTGACCGACGTTGCGGCGCGGATAGGGAGAACCCAAAGCATCCTCAACGTAGGCGCGGGCGAGGTCGTGACGGGCGTGAGCAGTTGGAACCAGGCCATGCACGACGCGGTGCGGAAAATGGTGGACAACGGGCTGACCGGGTTTATCGACCACGCGGACCGGCATTGGAGCCCGGAGGCCTATGTCGCCATGGACATCCGCACGACAATGTTCAACGTGTCCCGTGCGGCGGTGTGGGAGCGCGCGAACAGCTACGGCGCGGACCTGTACCAGGTGAGCAGCCACAACGGCGCAAGGCCGCTGTGCTACCCGTGGCAGGGCAAAGTCATAAGCCGGTCGGGCTGGACGGGCGAGGTCGAGGATTTGGACGGGAACCGGGTACAGGTACACAGCCAGAGTGAAATCGAATCGTTCAACTACGGCGGCGGCCTGTTCGGCGTGAATTGCCGACACTACCCGATGACGTTCATCCCCGGCTTTTCCACTTTGAAGGGGCATCCCCAAGACCCGGAGGAAAACGCCGAGGCCTACGAGCAGAGCCAGCAGCAGCGGGGCCTTGAAAGGCGGCTGCGTTATGAAAAGCGCGACCTCGCCGTGATGAAGGCCCAAGGCGCAGATGAAGCGGCGATCCGGGCGCAGCGGGAACGAGTGAGCGCGGCCAGCAGCGCCATCGACGACTTCTGCGACGAGACCGGCTTGCCGAGGCGCAGGAGCCGGGAGTTCACGCCCGTCAATGCGAAATTCCCGCCCAGTGACAGCTACGACCCGACGACCTTCCCGACGGAGCAACGGGACGCGGTTCGGGAGTTTTTCAGCAGATAGGAGGAATAAATCATGGATTGCACCCATCCCGTCTTGTATAGCCGCAACTGCGTGCTGTACTGCCAGGTCTGCGGCGCGGTGATCCCGCCGAAGGCCGAAAAGTTGCCGGAGGTGGCCGCTGAGGCCGCCACGGAGGCCAAGACGACGAAGCCGCGCAGGACACGCAAAACCAAAGCTGATTAGAGCATCTCTTCGGAGGTGCTTTTTTCATACCATCACGTCCGGCGGGACGAAAAACACGCGCACGGCCTATCACTCTATCAGGCCGAAAAAAGGAGGAGTTATGGCGAACATTTTCACCCGAAAAGCACTCAACGAGATCATGTCCAACGAAGCGCTGACGCCGGAGCAGCGGACCGAGCAGGTGTTTGGCCTGTATGGCCGCGCACTGGACGATGGCTACATCGCCAAGACCGCCGCGCAGCAGGCCCAGCAGACGGCGTTGGACAACGCCAAGGCCGAGTGGGAAAAGGGGCAGACCGTCCCCGACCCCAAGGAGAGCGACGTGTACAAGGCCCTGCAGAGCCAGTTTGACAGCTACAAGGCCATGCAGACGGCGCGGGGCTCCAAGGAGTATGAGGGCATCAAGCCCAAGTTCTTCGAGACGGTCTACGGCATGATCGACCGCGCGGACGGCGCGAAATCCGTCGAGGAACAACTTAAGGGCATCCGGGAGAACTACGAAGAGTATTTCACGGCTGCCCCGGCACCGGCGGGCCAGAAGCCCACCTTCGGCGCGCCCACCGAGGGCAGTATGCCCAAGGGCGACGAAGGCGCGGTGAACGGCTTCGCTAAGGCGTGGGGCTTTGTGCCCCAAAAGAAAGGAGACTAAACAATGGCTTTTGTACAGGCGAACGTGAACTATGCGGCTGATTATAGCCGCGCGCTGGCGAACGCCTATCCCTATCTCAGCTATTT